CTGAAGAGTGCCATACATTAGCATTAAAAATTAATATATCTCCTCTTTTTCCTGTTGCTTGAATAGCCTTACTAAAGAATTCTTCATCAGTAGGTTTTCTCTCTTCTAAATGAGAACCAGTAAGTAAATATGTTCCTCCATTTTCGACAGTAAAATCATCTACCATAATTAAACAATTAAGCATGATAGGAAAATTTCCTGAGTAGAATCTTAAATCGCGATGCACTACTGCAGAAAAATTGGGTTGATCAGGGAGATTATTTAATGCGCTAAATGAATTTAAAATACATTTACTATGAAAGAAATTATCTTGTAAAGATTTAATAAATCCATTTTTAAGTAAAGTTTCTAAAAATTCTATAAATAAAGGACTACTCAATAAAGCATGTAAAGCTACACCATCAGAAGTAATATCATTGTTATTTTTCAATTGGATAGCTCTATGTTCTAAAAAAGCTTTATCCATTTCTTTAGATAGTATGTCTAACCATTTTTCATCTATTTGGTTTCGAATAATAGTATAGCCTTTGTCTTTAAGTTCTTGAGATTGCTGTGTTGTCATTTTAAAAATTTTTCACCTTTAATTCTGTTTCTAATTATTTTGGCTGGAGAGCCATATGCTAGTACATCATCAGGGAGAGATTTAGTTACTAAACTTCCTGATCCTACTACTGTGTTTTCACCTATTTCTAATCTATCCATTACAACTACTCCTAAAGTAATAGCTGAAAATTTTCCTATTTTTACATATCCTCCTGTTATAGAACCTGCTGATACACTAGCAAAATCAGCAATTTCGTTATCATGTTCTATTTGAGCTCCTGTAGCAAAGAAAGTAAAATTACCAATTTTAGCTTTAGGATTAAAAATACATCCTGCCATTGCTACAATTCCTACTCCCAGTTCAGTAGTATTTCCTATTATGACTGAAGGATGAATAGCATTTATAAATTTAAAATTAGGGATCAATTCTTTAATTTGATTATAAACATAGTATCTAGACCAATTATCTCCAATAGAAATTAATCCTCCCTGTATATCATACTCAGAAATAATTTCTTTTAAATTTTCTTGTCGTCCTAAAACTTTATAACCAAACCTATCACTTCCTACATCATGTACCGAATCAACAATTCCAACAATGTTATATTTATTTTCTTTTTCAATAATATCTATTGTATAATGAGCTTGATTTCCTCCTCCAATTAAAATTATATTTTCCATTATTTGCTAGCTTTAGTATATATTTCAAATCTAGATAAATCAGGATAAGGTAATTCTAGATCAGCATTTTGCTTTGGTTTACCTTCTAAATCATAAAATTGTCCCATTAATAACAATCCACGAGCTGCTAATTCAGGCATCATATAGAAGTTCCATCCTAACATATCAAAATGATCATCATGATAAGAACACTCACGGCGTCCACTATATCTTGCTCTTCTAAACCATAGATAAGCATCATGGTTGTCAGTTAATATAGCTCCACCTTTAGATAATTTAAAATGTTTATAAGGACCAGTAAATGAAATACACATATGTTGTCCTGATTTATACATTTCAGATGTAAATGAAAGTGCTGAGTCCCATACATTAGATCCTTCTAACCGGTATGAGCCTTTAAGTGTTTTACCCTTAACTGGTTCGAATTTAACTTTTAAACCAGCATGGATGATTTCACAGGGTACAGAAGGATATGTTCTAGCAGGAATAGTAATATATTCTGATGTAATACTTTTATTTATATAATGTTCGTAATATAATGCTAAAAATAAAGCATTACTTTGATTATCTACAGTTATTACATAAGGAGCTCCGGTGTATTCTGCTAAACGTTTTTCAAATTCGTTTGTTATATCATAAACATTTTTCATAATATATTATTATATTTGAATAATTCTTTAATTTTATTAGCAATTCTAGCTCCATATTCTTCTTCATTCATATATTTAAGAGCTATTTGATAATTTTCTTCAATTGCTTCTATATTTTGATTATAATAATCTTCTGTTAATTGATTTGAAATATAAATAAAATCATCTACATTATCAAATTTTATTATACCTTTTTTATTAAAGAAGTCTGTTATATTTGAACACCCCCAGTATATAGGAATAGTTTTTAATAAGAAACAATCCATTATTTTTTCAGTAAAATATCCTCTATGAGATGTATTTTCTATAACAGCACCAAACATTGAATCACCAAATATTTCTTTTTTACCTTTTTTAGCATCTTCAAAATTATACCTATCTCCATATACATCATAGAATTTAGTAGGAATTTTAATCTCATTTTTTCTAGCTAATAATTCATGTCTAAGAGAATGCCCATATGTTTTTAATAGTTGACCACATAAATGAGCTACTTGAAATTTTTTAGGAATTGGATCTTTATCAATTTCTATCCAACAATTTCCAAAAGGTAAAAATATAGCATTTTCACAATTATTTAATACTTTATCATCCCAAGTCAATATTATACTAAATAGTTGTTTATTTTGAATAACCCAGTCATGTAAACCAAAATATTCATTTGGTTCTTGTAATGTTATAATGTTTATAGAGGATAAATCTTCTTGACTTTTAGGAACATCATCCATAAAAAATGAAAAGTTTACATTTTCTATATCTTTAAAAAATTTTTCTAAATAATCAGCTTCAATATGTTTTGCAAATATTTTCATATTAATTTGTTACATTGTATCATACAGCTCATTTTGTTTTTCTTGTCTTTCAATTGTTTTAGGATGGAGTAATTCAAACCCATTTGGTAAATCAGCTATTAATTTAGCACCAATTATTACCTCATGTACTTTATTTACCCATTTTATCTCTGGGAAGTTTTTAAGTATACGCATTTGGAAATCAGGATAATTAATCCATCCATCTTGATTCACATGCCATCTCCATTGATCAATATGTTCTTGAGTTAATCCCTCAACTGTATTAACACGTGGAACTCTAAATAGTTCTACATCAGGATTTAATTCTAATACTTGAGGTAAATTACCAATTAGAATATATGAAGGATATTCATCAGCATCAATTTGAAAAATATAATCTCTAGTACATTTGCTTTTAAGATTATTTTTAAATGATGCAAAGTCTCTATTTAATGGAAATTCAATTAAAGTGAAAGCAGGATATTTATAACATACCTCTTTTACCTCTTCAGTTGCAGTGGTATCAAGCTGAATTACTACTTCATCTATATCCTGAATGTTTTGGTCTAGGATGAATAATAGACGTTCTAATTCTTCATGCTCATTGTGAGCTGTAATTGCATAACTAATTGAGGGCATAAATTATTTTTGATTAAAGTAACCTATATATTCTAAAGCATCCATAAACTCACGTTCAGGATATTCTTTTTTAGTTGTCATATCTGGTTTACCATCTTTAGATTGTACTGCTGACCATTTCCAATCATTAATTGATGTACCTTCAGCAAATACCATCGATTTATCATCTAACACTACACTATTTGGGTACCAATATTTTCCACCTTCATCTTTATGTTTAAGTGCTTTGTATAGTTCTGGAAGTGTTTCTTCCATTTCAGATGCGTTTTTATCGTTAATGGTATTGTTAGATGTAAATCCACAACCCATACAGATCCAAATAGTTATTCTATTATTTGTTATTTCACTACATGCATTCGATCCGCATCTAGTACAATCTACTAATTTTTCAGTCATTATTCTACTTTTTTAAGTTTTGGTAACTCGATTTTCTTTAGTTGGGGTAATTTAAGTTCAACTGGTTTTGGGATCTTATTATCGATTAATTCGATTAATTTTTCACCCATTTTCTCTAAACTAAATTCTGTACGTGAACGATACGACTGTCTTTTTGCTCCCTCACTATATTTTTTAGAATTTTTAAAGATATCTTCTAATACATCAGCTGCTTTTTTATAATCAACTGTGAACCAGCTGCTTTCAGGTATTAGCATATTTTGTACTACTGCTGAAGGGTGTATTTGTGTTAGTTGTCCTGGGAGTAATATTGACATTTCTTTATCTAAGAAATCTAAATGTCCACTATATGCAGGAGCAATTACTGGTTTTTGACTTACTGACGCTTCAAGTAAAGGTCTGCCATATCCTTCTCCTTTAGTGAATGTAACGTGTGCTTTTACTTTTGGGTGGTTGTATAGTTCATTTATTTCTTCATCAGTTAATTCACCATGTAATAGATAAATATTTGGGAGATCACTATCACCTACATGAGCACGTATTTGATTTATTTTCTCTAATATTTCCTCTCTATCCATTATTGAATAGGTAGCGGATGATGTTTTAAGAATTAAACCTGGTTTCTTACCTTTACCTTTAAATGTTTCAAGGAATGTTTTAATTAACATACCTACATCTTTTCTATCTTGTCCTATTGCTCCTTGTAGCCAATGTCCCGTAAATTCAAATAAAAAATCTTCTTCTATACTTTCTAATATTTGATATATTTCACTTTCTGATTTTTTAATTTTTTTCATGTTTAATTTATTTTTTATATTTCCAAATAAAACCATAAGCGGTTTTTTGTTTTCCTTTACAACAATCCGTTATATTATTAGATCCTTTCCCTCTTAAAATATATTCTGCTGTTGATGCACTAGGCCATTCTTTAATAAAATTACCTTCTAAATCGTATTGGTTAGTTTTAGAACCTCTTGATTTTATTATACCTTCTTTTAAAGATATTTTATGTTCATTAGAAAATGGTTTTCTCATCTTTTGTTTTCTTTCTTCACTAACTTTTTTTCCTTTTTTAGATTTACTTATTTTATTACATGTTTCTTTGTTTAGTTTTTTTCCTAATCTTTGATTTCTTAAAATTAGTTTTGTCTCTTCTTTCATAGCACCTCCTTCACCACCTTCTCTTAAATTTAAACCATTATTAAAACTATTATAATATTTAATCCAATATACTTCACGTTCATTTAATTGTTCAATACTACACTCTTCAATTATTTCAAAAATATGATATTCAACTCCATATTTATTTAAAGAATTTTTTATTTTAGTTTGTTTTATATGAACATGATATTTTTTATATTGACTCCATCTTTTATGAATATTAATGCTTTGTCCTATATAAATTTTTCCACTAGGACTTGTTATTTTGTAAATTCCTATAATATCTTTGTTTTGCTTTTGCATCTTGTTTTTCTTTATTTTTCCAATAATATTCACGGGACCATTTACGTCTTGCTTCAGATTTTTCTTCTTTAGTTTGATATTTTTTAATTCGCCCCATGATAATAAATATATGAAAATTTATAAAGCCAACAAAAAAGTTAACAAATTAATCTACCCATTCTATTTTTTGAAATATATTAGTATCTACTCCTTCAAACAACACTTCTACTGGTTTTTCTAATTTAATAGTTCTAACTACTCTATTATTTTGACTTGCATCACGCTGTTCAAATGCTGCTGAGGTAAATACACTTTTAGCATGTTCTGATGATACTAATGTCAAATCCATTCTATTTAATCCATCAATCCATTCAGGAGCACATACTGTAGTTTCTATACCTGCAGTTACACCTATGTTAAATTTACCAATTGGTTGAAATTCGTTTGGTACTGTTATTTGCATCCAAACATCAGGTTGTCTTGGTAGTTGTGGTTGATTCCAAACGCAGTCTAAAATTTGTTTATGTTCAGGATTATCAGCGTTTAAGAACCCAAATGGAGTCGATCCCCATCTTTGTGGTATAATCTTAATATCGTATTTATCTGATTTGATAAGCGCTTTTACAATGTCCCTACTACGTGCTCCATATCCACTCCACGTATCAACTGGCGCGCTTATAAAAAATAATGGTTTCATATAACTTATTTTGTTTTTTAAATTTAATTAATTTTCTTTAAATTTCCAAATAAATCCGTAAGCTGTTTTTTGGTTATATTTTAAACATCCTCCTACGTCTCCATAATTGGGGTGTTTTTTAATTTCTGCTTGACTTTCCCAATCTTTAATCCAATTATTATTTAAATCATATTGAGATACTTGTTTAGTTCTCCATGGCATTTTTCTACCTAACAATGCTTTACTAATATTTTCTGCTTGTTCTTTAGTAACAACATTTGTTTTATTTTTTATTCTAGTCTCCCATACTTTCTCTCCATATTGTTTTTTTTCTTTATCTGTTTTATTAGCCCAAACTAATTTCATTGATTTACTTTTTTTCTGTTTAGTTTTATTTTTATGTTTTTTCCCTATTAAGAATAATGAATGTTCTAATTTCAATCGTTCATATGTTCTACTACTAATTCTATAATCAGCATTTTTATGTTTCTGCTTACCTATATTCATCAAATATAAAGCATATTTAAGTTTATCATTATCGGGATATATTTCACATAATAACTGATGACATATAAAGTGTTCTCTTGCTGTTAATTGAACTATATTTTCAGTATTATTTGTTCCTCCTAAACAACGAGGAACAATGTGGTGTTTTTCAACATATCCTTCTAATTGTCTTGTTCTAGCTCGTTCTATTATTTGATCATATATTCGTTGATAATTCATATCCTATGGGTACTTATTTACGTTAATAAATATATGTACCTATAGGAAGAATAACTTATTTATTTATTTTAATTTTAGTTTTAGTTCCATCTGGTGAGCTGTAAACAGCATATTGAGGTTGTAATTCATATTTATAACCTTTTAACATTTTTACATATCTTTTACCTGTTCCTGGTTTTAAGTATCATATTGTAAGGTGAGGATGATAATTAGGGAAACTATTAGTATGTGGAAATTTTTTAAGAGCACTATTAACATCATGTAAATTATCCCCAGACACATCAAATTTTAAAACATCATATTTTTCATTTTCAAATAAAGATGCATTACTTATAATACAAGGACCAAATGTGAATTGATCCAGTACATCTTTTATTTCGTCTGGTGTTACTTCTTGATGTAGTCCAAATAGTAAAGTCGTGTGAGGTTCATCTTCGAAACCGTATGTTCTATCTCCTTCTTCTTCGTACACATCATTAGGATTAATAGCATCCTGTATTTTATTGATTTCAGGGAAATAAAAGTACAACATTGCACATCCATATTCGTATGTGTCATTTTTTTTCTCCGTTATTAACTCTTTTATTAGATTTATTAGTTTCATATAACTTATTTTGCGATTGGATATTTAACGTAATGTTTTGGTTGTTTAGGTGTTTCTACTTGAATTAATTCATATTTGTATCGTGGTTGCCATTTAGCAAATGTCTCATCAATTCCATCAATGACGTTTTTACACATTAATCTTGCTGATTGCATTGATTCATCTGATATAACCCACTCATAAGCCGCATCACATTGTTCTTTATATAATTCAGGATTATTAATCTTGGTATCATATAATTTGGTAATTTGTTCTGCTATATGGAACGGTTCTGCTCTATCATCAAAGATATAAGGTGTTGGTACTGATCCTAGTAATGATAAGTTACTTGGAAATACTGGATAAGCCCATTTACCATGTTTCTTATATTTACCTCTATGATTAGAGCCAAATTCTTCAGTAAATTTAATCCACTCACCATTTTCATCTTCAAATCGCATTTGGTCTTGCATACCACCTGTTACTGTTGCTATAATTGGTTTACCACACATTCTAGCTTCAGTTAATGATAATCCCCATCCTTCATTACTTGATACTAAAGCACATCCGTCTGTAGCATTATAAAGTAAATTCATTACGTTTGATGGGTATTTTCCTTCATCAAATATTATATTGTATTTCTTTTCATTACCAAATAACATTTGTCTTACTGCTTCTAAATCAGTTCCATTTTCATCTACTACTTGAGTATGTAATACTAAAGCTGTTTTAGCTGCTTTATCTTCTGGTAATTCATCAACGAATATCTTCCAAGATAACATTAAATCAGGAACTGATTTACGACGAATATTTCTTGCATTATATAATAAAGCGAAATCATATTCTTTACCCTTATATAATTGTTTTTTAAACTCTTGTAATGCAAGATATTCTGGGTGTTCAGTTGTGATAGGGAAGAAATATTTTTCATTGATACCGTGAGGAACATATTTAATAACTTTATCAGCTGATATTTCTGTTCCTAGTACACATCTATTAATGTTTTCTGTTTGTTTACTAATTGCAAGTAATGCATCACATGATTCATAGAATGATTTGTTATACATTGGATAAGGTAAGTCATCCCAAATGTTTAGATAAATCATTGGTATATGTTTTCTAATTTCATGTTCCATTTGGAACAACCAAACCCAATATCTTGGATCTGTAAACATCATAATAGCGTCTGGTTGTTCGATTTGCATTATTTGTTTTAGAAACATAGCATCACCATAGCCATTTGATGGATATAGGAATACACTAGCATCATCTATACCAGCATTTTTACCTGTATCTTCACTAATGTCAAATCGTTTACCAGCATCTGGGTGGTTAATAGCACCACCAATATTCACCCAATTATAGTGATGTGCTGTACCTACAACGATTTCACGAGCCATCGTGGATATACCAGATGTCATTCTAATGTCGTCGCAAAGTAATAGAATTTTTTTCCGTTTGGATTTTTCAATATAACCTTCTTTCATGTATTTTATAAATTTATATCTTTTATTTTTTCTATTGCCTGTGGGGGAATATTATTCATAGTAAAATATCCTTTTTCGGGATAATTTGGGTCTTTATATAATTTAAAATATTGAGGGATTTTGTTTGTATTAATTTGTAATACAGCATAATCTTTTATTCCTGTTATCTTAGACATACGATACGCTAAATTTTCTACATCTCCAAGTGATCTTCCTAAATATACTCTATCTGGGTGGTAAGACGCTTTTGATCTTGATTTAGGGACTAAACCTATCTTTAAAATTTTATCTGTGTTTTGTATTGGTGTTATATGATATAACACAGACGGTGTTTTATCTACTGATTCTTCATTAAATTTGGCTTCAAACCTGATTTGCATATCGGTTGAAGGATGGATATCTTCATTCCATTTTCCGGTGTATGATTTGGATATAACATATGAAGGAAACCATCCTAAAGTATCAGCATATTTCAAAAAGTTGTTAAATTGTTTTTTGGAAAATAAATGGAAAGTTACATGAAAAACATCATCGTTTTGCTTTCGATATTCAAAACCATAATTAAATTGCTTTTGTAATAGATTTATTGTTTTTCCTATATTAACGGTTTTACTTAAACCTTCTTTAAGATTTAATTCAAACTCTTCTTTATACACTTCAAACAATAAATCTATTAATTTCATATACTTCCTGTAAATTCTGTGTCTAATTGATTATGAATTGTTTTTCTGAATTCTTCATCTGTTAAATACAAGTACATACTACGTTCTGTTAATTTTTGTACGCTGAATTTGTGTTTAACACATGCTATTTTAAATTGTTCAAATAAGTGATCAGGAATCTTCACTGATGTTAATTGCATGTTTGCTTTTGCCATAATAATATATTTGATATAAATATATACGTCTATATAAAAACGGCATTCTTTATTGGCCTTCCTTTAGAAAGAGGTTTTGTATAAACATCACCTACTTTCCATCTATTAGTATAAGATTTATTCGTACTAATATTTTCCAGTACTATACCTTGTTGTTTAAATTTTTCAATCCATTCTATTTCAGGATCATTATATTCATCTATAATTTCCATAACAGCCTTTTCTCCAAATTTAATATGATGCGTTAACCACCTACTATAAGGATCCATACTTTTCCCTATATAAACAGGTTTATTATTTACTTTTATTAGATATATTGCTGTTCTCGGATTCATTTTTTATTTGTTTTATAATCAGTTTTTCAATTAATTTTTGCATTTTAAGACCATTATCATTACAGTATTGTTTTAACTGTTCATGAATTTTAGTGTCAATTTGAATTGCTTTTGTTATTTGTTTCATCGATTATAAATATATAGAAATCTATAGAGAACTATAGTTTTTCTATTTCTTGTTTAACTTCTCTGTAGAAATCCTTAACACTATTCCAATAAGCAACTTCAATTATTTTATCAACTGCTACTAAAGCACATCTTTTTGAATTAAAATTAATTTTAAAAACATCAATACTTGATGCCATTTCTTCAACTAACTCTATTGCTTTTTCTTTTGGATTCATAATTAATTTATCTTATCACAAAGTTCTGGTTTGTCTGCGAAAGGACACCATTTGCAACTACTTTCACCTACATTCTTAATATACGATTTTATTCTCGGTTTTCCACCTTCATCAAAGCAATCTTTAACGAAACTTTCAAATTTCTCTATTGCTTGTCTTCGTTTGGATTTTCCGCTTGCTGGTTTAAACTCTTGGACTCTGGGAATTGGATATTCTGATTGTTCATATATTTTTCGCTTAACGATAAAAAATTCGACATCGATTTGTTCCACATCGAATCCATATTGTCTAGCGAAAAATTCTTTGTAGAGCAAGATTTGAGCAATTTTTGTTTCATCCTGTTTTTCATGGTCTTTCCATCCACGGGTCGACGTTTTGATGTCATAAATGTATAATTTTTTTAGGTCCTCATCATACAAAGCAAAGTCAATGAATGCTTTGTAATAAATATTGTTTGATATTTTTATTAATAAAGGTAATTCTATACCTAGTAATCTTACATTTTTTATAGAGAATAAACCACCACTTTTCTTTTTAATCCACTGAAGTATAGCTATTCCATCTTCATAAAATTCTCTCATTTCAGTTGGATTAGTAAAGTGTGATTTTGTTCCCTCGTATTCTTTCTGATATACTGCTCTGAAACGTTCTTGAAATAATGCTTCTAAATCTATTTTATTAGCAGCAACTCTACTTGTGTTATATAGTGTTTCAAGGTATGTTTGTAGTGTTTCGTGGAAAGTAGTTCCAAATACAGTGTGTATTGATGCTTGATATGGTGCTTTATTCTCAACATATGTTAAGTACCATTTATGTGGACAGGTGCTATATATACTATATTGACTATAGGATACAGTTCTTTGATAAGAATAATTAATAGTAGGAAAAGGAGTATCTCTAATTTTTTTCTCTATTTCTGTTAGTTTCTTTTTCATATTTCCAAATATAACCCCCTGCTGTTTTTGCTCTTCCTGCTAAAGCTTCATCTATGTTTATTTTTATATTATCTTTAATAAATTTAGCAGAAGGCCAGGTTTTTAAAAAATTATTTTCCAAATCATATTGATTAATAGGTATTCCATTTACTCCTTTTTTAAATTTAGAATAATCTATTTGTCTTTTCTGTATTCCTGTTTTATGTTTGTGTTTCCATTTTTCCTTGTTTTCCTCATTATTCATCCATTTTTTTATTTTTTCGCTATATTTCTTTTTTCTTTCATCATCCCAATAGTATCCTTTCGTTCCCCCCTTTCCTCCTAAAGAAATATTAACTAATTTTCCCTCTATATCGTATCCTTTTCTTCCAAACTGTTGGATATATTCAATTTCTAATAATCCTGCTTCTTCTTTAGTTAAATTTTCTTTAATTATTTCAACCACAGGAAAACCATGTTTTTTTACATATCTCAACCAATGAGTGTTTCTTTCTTTAAATCGCCATGCTCTTTTATTACTACCTATTCCTACATAAAATACTTCAAGCGTTATAGGATTTTTATGAAAATAAATATAATACATATTTTTAGGGGACATTTATCCCATATAAATATGTGAAAATATAAAATTAACTATGTTCTTAGCCATTTAAATTAAATTCTAATATTTCTTTAATGGCTTTCCTACCAGCCTCATTTATTTTTCTAGTTCCTATCCCAGCAAAGTTGGTTGTTAAAGTAGGAATTGAACTTATTTCTGTGAATTTATTTTGAGGATAATAAAACATAAACCATTCTCCAAAATTTTGTTCAAATAAATAAACAGGTTTATTATTATTTATTGCCATTTGTACTGCCCACCCTGTTCCTCCATCTACTAATTTATCACTTCCTGTAATTAAATTTCCTATAGCATATATTGCCTCAGAATTTTTTACTTGAAACCAATTTCTACAAAGTAAATGTTTTACATAAGGAGTATATTTGATTTTATAGAGAGGTCTTTTAATAGGCTTTTCACATAGTAATACTTGTTCCCATCCTTCTTCTAATTCCTCTAAAGATAATATTTTAGGATATTTACCTTCTTGAACATGGCCTTGAAATGAGTAAGCAATTGTTTTTATATCATACTTACTGCTTTGATTTTCCCATTCCATATCAGAACCAGGACAACCTCCACTATGACATATGTTATTTCTTTTTGCCATATTTTGCTCGTATAACCTCTCCTAAATCGTTGTCATTAGGATATTGTTGAATTAGATCCTGGATGTTAGCTGTTTTCATTATTTCTTTCTTGATATATTGAGCTGCATCTAACAATTCCTCGTATAAATGATTTAGGAAATCATCGTGGTTGTTTTCATGTAAAGTAGTATTGTACTTATCTTCACCACGTTTAGCACGTGAGAATAAGTCCATTATTACTGCTTTAGTTACTTCGTCTTTAATGAAGTTATCTTTAGGATTTATTATTTCAATGTCCATTTATCTGTTGTTTAATGGTTTCTAATTCATCTTTCGGTAACATACTAATATATTCCTTTGCTTGTTTCTTTGATACTTCAAAATAAGTAGATACAGCATCTACTTCCTCTTGATTATACTCTACCTTTTTAGTTGGTTTAATATACTTAAGGAATTTGTATTGCTTAGGAATAAGGTCCTTATATAGGTTATAAAGATATTCACCTTTCATTTGCCAGGTGTTCTTTTGTACTATATTAACTACCTCAACATAATCTTGGTCCATACTTAAATAACGATTAATCATCCAGTTGTTCCAGCCTTCGTCACCTAAGTAAGGACCCTTATTAGTTGTAATATTTTTTATGTGATCGAATATATTCATTAGTAATTTTTACTTGAATCAGAGTATTGTGATTTAGCTTGACCTTGTGATTCTAACATCTTTATTTGGCCAGCCAAAGCTCTCACTCTATCAATAGCTCCATCTAGTTCTTCTCTTAATTTAGCATTTTCAGCTTTTAAAGCATCATTTTCAGCTCTTAATTGTTTATTTTCAGTACCTACTCTTTGGGCTACAGCTATAGTTTCAGAAACTTGCTGTTCTAGTTCTTCTTTTTTCATTATTATGTTTTTTATTTTTTTAAAAATGTTTAACATTACGACATTTGGATTATTTTAGGATCGTTTGTTTGTTTTTCTTCTTCTACTACCTCAACAAAGTCAGTTCTTAACTGTGGAGGAAGAAATTCGTTATTTACATGTCCACATTTAGTACAGGCAAATACAGGGATTGGAATTAATGCATCGTTTGGTGTTCCTGTTAGGAAACGAGATGCTTTACGTAACATTACTCCTTCTTGGAATACGTTGTTTTTACAGCTATCGCAAGATACACCTGTGGTTTTATCTAAGCTGATGTTCATTTGTTGTTGCTCCATTATAATACTTGTTTTTTGTTGGTTTCTAATATTTTAGCTATTGCAGCGCTCCAATTGATTTCTTTATCAGGTACAGCATTTGATCTCCAGATATGATCATCTAATATAACTGATATCTCAGCATCATGACCATGACTGAATTTGTCTAGATTATCAAATAGATAACGATATGCTACTTGGAAATCATCTACTTGAGCGTCAGCTACTATCTGACGTATAACATACCAAGCATCTTTCTTTCTAGCAGCTAATACTTCAACTACCTTAGCTAACCAATCGGTGTTTGATAACACATAAGTGAATGCTCCATCCTTACTACCTGCTTGTAGGTTTTTAATTACAGAGCGGATGTCAGGATAATATTCTTTAATTAGTTGGGCTACATTTTTAATATCATATGTCACCCCTTCAA